TTGTGCTTTTGTTTGATATTTCGTAAAAGTCGCCGGTTTGCATGTTCTGTGCCGTGATCCCCATAGCTGGAATGACTTTATAAGTAAACGGATAAGTAATTGATTTACTAGCTGCTCCGCTTACAATGTCTTCGCCACTTGCGACTCGGTCCGGCATGTCAACAGATACTAGCAGTGAATTAATTCTTATATTGTGCGTTAAAAAATTACTAGATAAGACTATCTTAAACTCAAAAGATCTAGCTAAATAATCTCCTATTACCAACTTTTCATAAGATCCGAAAGTTATGTTGTCTTGTGATTTTCTAACAAATATTGTTGCATCTACATCACTAATTACATCACCAATTATGTTCGGCATTAAGCTAATTAAAGGCTTAGAACTTATAAGATCATCAGAATCAAATGCTGTAACATTTATAGATGTAGTTATTCTAGATGTCTGAACAGATCCCAAATCAATTTTGTCTGCAAATATATAACTTCCTATCGGTGCAATCCCACCCAGTGACGAGAATCTAGGCCATGTGCTAATATTTCCGGGCTGCTGTTCAATAGTATTAGCAGAAGTTAATCTTAAAGCTCCTGCCTGAACTCTTGTATTTGTTTTTACTCCGTTAAATCCGTCTTCGTCAATACTTTCTATAAAGTTAAAAGCTATAACGCTTGGTGCGTCTGTAGTAATAATTGCTTCGTTAACGCTTTGATTGCCGCTGCTGTCAATCCACTTTGCAAGATAAGAACCATCAAGCAAAGGCAACGATACAGATGTTGAAGAACCTGAAACCTGCCCCGCTATATCAACAGAGTTAGACCATGATGGGTCTACCTTGTTCGGCGTGTGCCTGATGCGTATATAACCCCCCACAATAACATCAAGATCAGTTGATCTGTCATAAGTAAAGAAAATAGAACCGGTTATAGCTCCTTGAACTTCAAAATTAGTAACGTCCTGCGGGATTACAGCTAGACCGTAAATAATTTTCGATACATTAGCAACTTGAGAGCGCAAGCCTATAGAGTTTACAGCCGTTATTCGTATTTCTTGCGTGCCTGCTGTTACACCATCTATGTCAATTGACGTAGTATCTGATTGTACTTTTTTCCAATTGCCGTTAGTTGGTCTATATTCTATTTCGTATCTTGATCCTTGGTCGCCTACCCAACTTACAGACATACGAACACCGACTAAAGTAGAGTTAATTAAGAATAATTCCTCATTAACTACAATTGCAGAAACTTCGCTAGGGATTAATCTCAAGTTTGAGATTGGCTTAGGCGTCAGCTTTATATTGCTTTCTATCGCTAAGTACTTATCTTCTCTATACTCTAAAGCTGTAATAGATGCGTTAACACCATCTTCACTAATAGATATGACTCTGAACTTTTGCGCGTTTACACTTGTAGACGCTAGCACCCATACAGACTGCAAAAGCGGTGTATCACTGTATTCAGGTAAAACTGCAATACTTGTTGTTGCACCTGCTCCGGTTGTGACTGTCGAGCTTTCAACTGTGCCATCCGGCATCATTGCAAATAAAGTATAAACAGATGTACTGTCAATAGTAACCGAGGCATCTAGTGTAAATGCTGACGTAGTAGCCGCTTGTAGTCTGCCGCCTAACCTATCGCCCGATCTAATCGGGTCTGATACTTGAATGACTTCACCTGGCGCAATAGCTAAACCATCAAGCCCCGTGCTGAATGTTACTGTGTCAGTTTCTAGCGACTCAGTAAACAATATTGCTTTACCGAACCGGTGCGCTTGTCCTCTTGACGTACAGCCAAATGCAATAACATCTTTTTTAATAAAGCCGAATCTTTCAATAGCAACAGCGTCTTCAATGTATTCTACAGCCTGCCTGTATAAGTCTAGCGGGTCGTTCCATGTCACAGCAATAACTGTTGACCGAGTGCGAGAGCTTGACCCTGCATAGCTAAACACGCCATTAATTACGTTTGCTGGTGTAAATAGTGCGGTTGCCTGCTTCGGTGAGTCTTGCGTTAATGTCACGCTACCTGCTGCCCAAAATGACATTGCAGCAAAAGCACTTGCCAAGGCTTGTAACATCTTTACAGCTTCTTCTCTTGTCTGTAAATAGACATTAATAGTATAACGCGGCTCTGTGCTGCCATCGCCGTTATCTACTAATTCATCGCAGTATTGGGCAATCTCAAACAGTGTAAATTTATCAATTTGATCTGCTGATACGTAGTCGCCCAAACCATAGCGAGAATTGACAACAAGATCATAAAACACCCAAGCTGGATTGTTTGAGTATGCTGTCGTAAATGTACCGTCCCATACGCCATTATATGTCCTTGCAAGCGCATCATAGTTTGAAGGCACTTGTATTATCATGCCCTCAATTTCATAGCCTCTTGCAGGTATTTTATTGTATAGCTCGCTGTCTACAGATATCCCGATCAATGCAGAGTTTGGATAGCTAAACTTTTCATCAATTACTTCTGTGAAGCTGTCCCAGAATGTTTGGTTTTGCAGAGCTTGAGTTGTGCTATCGTCAGTTATTCGACGTACTCGAATATCCCAAGGGCCGTCACCCGTTAGCGTTATATTGTATGCGCGTTGATAACGGCTAGAAGTCTTTCCTGTTATGTCGTCAAATGTTTTAAATCCCGATCCTGTAGCAGTAATTGATAATGATCCATTACCACTAACTTTAACGATTCTAAATTCATATGCGCCTTCCACAGGGGCAGTAAAAGATATTGATTGACTACCGCTTGGCGGGAAAAATCCGATTGAAACGCTTTCAGATTCAGAAGGTAAACCTCCATCTGGACCAAAACTACCTGAACCGCTAAAGCTTCCAGCTTGTAGAGTTGTATAAGTTGAGCTTCCAACAGCCCTAAAATCAACTCTAAAACTTATAAAATTAAATGAACTACCGCTGCCCTGCCAATTGACATTGACCTGTGCCGATAGAATGCTTTGCTGTAGACTTGAAACAACACCGGAACTACTAACACTTAAAGACACTGGGGCAATTGATAATTTCTGCTCAACAAAGCCGCCGCCGTTGTCTTGTAAATCAATTGCAATTCGTACCGTTGTGCCGCTTACATTACCATTAGATGTGTTTTGACTGCTTAATCTAGGCACTGACAATGTGACACGAGCGCTGTCGACATCTAAATTAGTTATAGAGCGTACTAAGCTTACATCTTTTTTAAACTCTACGCCCACGGCTTGCTCTGACTCTACAAGCGAAAAGCTTGGCATATGAGTTTGTGCTTGCGTGCCGGGTCTTGTGTTAAGCGTAATTCCTTTGACATTTAACGAGCCGTCTAAGTTTTCAATCGGCGTACCGTCAAAGAATACGGATTTTAGGCCGTCAACAAGACCGACAATCTCGCCCTCGCTTATTAAATCAATAAACTTTGCAAATTGTTTTGACTGTAAATTATCCGGTGCTTCTTGTGCGACTCTTGCACTACCGCCACCGCCTTTGCCTCCGCCTGACCCGCGTATCATAATTCAGTCACACTTAACCCGGCAGAGATAACTTGTGAGCCAACGATCATGCGACCGTAGCAAATTGGTACGCAATTACCCTGCCGAGTTGTATTCACTGCGCCGTTAAAGATAAACGACGGCTTGTTTTCTTCTCGCTCTGCTGATTGTGTTTGTGTTTGCGGTGAGAACAATAGCTGTGAAACGCCGCCAATTACTAAAGAAATACCAATGTTACTAATAGCCCCACTAATAGCTGTAATTGTTGCGGTAGTTGCACCAAGTCCCCCTCCTATAAAGCCAGCTAGTGGGCCGGAAAAACCTATCAATGCAGCACCTAAAACAATCTGACCTAAGCCACGCGATCCAGCTATAACCGGCACAATACGTATAGTCTCACGATCTGACATCGGGTCTGCTAAATTATCAAGACCTATTTCATTCTTGCCAGCCACTAATATACGATAATGCCCGCCGTCAATTAAAGACTGCTTAAAGCCTTTTATTGTAACGCTTAGAGCTTTTATAGCCTGCGCTGGTGAGACTACATCATATCGATGCACTCGCCCGTATGTCGCGCCAAGTGCGCCGTATAGCATTACTGTTTTGATGATTTATGCCTCAATAATCCGCATTTGATCTTAGTGTACCAGCCGCCCAATACATCAAGTGATGATAACCTGCCTACTTGATGATGTGCTATTTTATTACCGCCTACATACACTGCGCCATGATTAGGTACTTTGCTGCCGACTTGCATCAGTATTATATCATTAATCTGTAGGTCTGTTACCGGGTAAAACCCAGCATCTTTCGCTCTGTCAATATAATGATTCTCACCTGCAAGCCACCAATTATCTGCACGAGTATAGTTAGGCATGTCAATATTTAATTCTTGCTTGTAGTAGTCACGAATAAAAGTAAAACAATCAACTGTACCATGCTCAAATGATCGACCATATAAAGGCATAACATAGCCGCTAGGTGCAAACTCGTAAACGTTACCGC